CTCATTACAGAAAAAATAACGTTCTCCACCGACCTCTGTCAGATCGATTTCCCAGAGCACCACGCTGGCCGACTGCTCCGCACGGGTGCATTCATTCAGTGTTTCCTGCCGGATATCCTGCATCAGTTCACCACCTGTTTAAACTCTGCGCTGAACTCAACACGCAGCATACTGACCTGCGACGACCATTTTGCGCAGGTCACCTTTATCTTCCTGTAACCATAAGGCGGCGTCCACAGAAAGGCCTTCCAGCCTCCGTGCTCTGCCAGAAACGACTCCAGCGCCGTGGCCTCCTCACGGGAGACAGACAGCGTCACGCTGTACGTTTTCAGGTCAGCGTTCAGCCCGGCAGGCGCTCGCTGGGAATAGCCATCACCAAAGCGCACCTCCCTGACGGAAGGAGCCGATGTCACATCCATCCCGGGTTTCACTTTCCAGCGGAAGGTTTTCATCGTCCACCTCCGGAGAACAGACCACCATCGCGCATCTGCCCGGTCACAACATCCATTGCCGCCTTACGGGCTACGTCATAAACAGCCTTCAGCGCCTGTGGCCCTATCTGCCCGTTCGTGCCGTCGTTGTTAATCACCACATGGTTATTCTGCTCAAACGTCCCGGACGCCTGCGACCGGCTGTCTGCCATGCTGCCCGGTGTACCGACATAACCGCCGGTGGCATAGCCGCGCATCAGCCGGTAAAGATTCCCCACGCCAATCCGGCTGGTTGCCTCCTTCGTGAAGACAAACTCACCACGGTGAACAATCCCCGCTGGCTCATATTTGCCGCCGGTTCCCGTAAACCCTCCGGTTGCAAAATGGAATTTCGCCGCAGCGGCCTGAATGGCTGTACCGCCTGACGCGGATGCGCCGCCACCAACAGCCCCGCCAATGGCGCTGCCGATACTCCCGACAATCCCCACCATTGCCTGCTTAAGCAGAATTTCTGTCATCATGGACAGCACGGAACGGGTGAAGCTGCGCCAGTTCTGCTCACTGCCGGTCAGCATCGCCGCCATATTCTGTGCAATACCATCAAAGGTCTGCGTGGCTGCACTTTTTACCTGCGACATACTGTCCGTGGCGCTCTCTTCCCACTCACTCCAGCCGGACTTCAGGCCTGCCATCCAGTTCCCGCGAAGCTGGTCTTCAGCCGCCCAGGTCTTTTTCTGCTCTGACATGACGTTATTCAGCGCCAGCGGATTATCGCCATACTGTTCATTCAGGCGCTGTTCTGTGGCTTCCCGTTCTGCCTGCCGGTCAGTCAGCCCCCGGCTTTTCGCATCAATGGCGGCCCGTTTTGCCCGTTGCTGCTGTGCGAATTTATCCGCCTGCTGCGCCAGCGCATTCAGGCGCTCCTGATACGTGACCTTATCGCCAAGTGCAGCCAGCTGGCGTTTGTACTCCAGCGTCTCATCTTTATGCGCCAGCAGGGATTTCTCCTGTGCGGACAGCTGGCGACGTTGTGCCGCCTCCTCCAGTACCGCGAACTGACTCTCCGCCTTCCACAAATCCCGGCGCTGCTGGCTGATTTTCTCATTTGCTCCGGCATGCTTCTCCAGCGTCCGGAGTTCAGCCTGAAGCGTCAGCAGGGCAGCATGAGCACTGTCTTCCTGACGATCGCCCGCAGACACCTTCACGCCGGACTGTTTCGGCTTTTTCAGCGTCGCTTCATAATCCTTTTTCGCCGCCGCCATCAGCGTGTTGTAATCTGCCTGCAGGATTTTCCCGTCTTTCAGTGCCTTGTTCAGTTCTTCCTGACGGGCGGTATATTTCTCCAGCGGCGTCTGCAGCCGTTCGTAAGCCTTCTGCGCCTCTTCGGTATATTTCAGCCGTGACGCTTCGGTATCGCTCTGCTGCTGCGCATTTTTGTCCTGTTGAGTCTGCTGCTCAGCCTTCTTTCGGGCGGCTTCAAGCGCAAGACGGGCCTTTTCACGATCATCCCAGTAACGCGCCCGCGCTTCATCGTTAACAAAATAATCATCCTTGCGCAGATTCCAGATGTCGTCTGCTTTCTTAAACGCAGCCTCTGCCTTAATCAGCATCTCCTGCGCGGTATCAGGACGACCAATATCCAGCACCGCATCCCACATGGATTTGAATGCCCGCGCTGTCCTGTCTGCCCAGGTCTCCAGCGTGCCCATGTTCTCTTTCAGGCGGCGGGTCTGGTCATCAAACCCTTTCGTTGCGGCCTCGTTCGCCGCCTGCAATGCCCCGGCTTCATCGCCGGAACGCTGCAACTGAGCAACATACGCAATCTGCTCCGCCGTCACGTTATGGAACTGGCGTGCCATCGCCGTCAGCCCCGACGTCGGGTCTGTGGTCAGCTTCCCGAAGGCTTCAGCGACCTTGTCCACCTCCACGCCGGATGCAGAGGAGAAACGCGCCACACTCTGGCTGATGGACGCAATCTGAGCCTCACCGCTTACCCCCGCCTTAACCAGTGCGCTGAGTGACTCGCTGGTCTGGTTAAACGTCAGCCCTGCCGCCTGCCCGGCTCTGGACAGGACCAGCATACGATCTGCCGTCAGTCCCGCCTGATTGCCGGAAAGGACCAGCGTTTTGTTGAAATCGGACAGGGTTGAGTTGCCCTGATACCAGGCATACGCCAGCGCACCGGTCGCCACCGCCAGCGAGGTGGCCCCCACCATCGGCAGGGTGATCGCACCGGCAAGCCCCCTGAACATGGGGATCATCCCGCCGAAGGAGTCCTTCACCTGCCCCCCCTGTTGCAGCAGGATCAGCCACGGACTTTGCCCGCCTGCAAGCTGCGTGGCCACGTCGGTGAACTGTGCAGGCAGCATACGCATGGCGGCTTTATACTGCCCGACGGAAATCCCCGCTTTCTGTGCAGCCAGCGCCTGTCGGCTCAGCGACTGTTCAACGACTGCCGCTGTTTTTTTCGCATCACTTTCCGTACCGGAAAAATGACGCCTGACTCTGGCCATCTGCTCGTCAAATCTGGCCGCATCCAGACTCAAATCAACGACCAGATCGCCTACCGGTTCAGCCATACCGGACTCCTCCTGCGATCCCTTCTGATACTGTCATCAGCATTACGTCATCCTCCGTCATGTCCGCCACATCCGGGGAAGTAGGGATAACTTCATTCCCGTCCGGGCCAAAGCGGACACCTCCGGCAAGCCCTGCCGCTTTCTGCATCAGCACATCATCTTCAGGCTCTTCGTCAGCCTCACGCCGGTTCAGCAGACTGAAATCCAGCGGATGCATATCCGGATCGCTGAAAAACAGGCTGAGCACGGTGTACGTCAGCCCGGAAAAGTGCATATCCAGCAGAACATCATGAAAATAATGGGTACTGTAAAAGCGGTGCCAGTCGGCATACTCCGTGGATGACATCCCGGCAAGCATGGCACGCCAGTCGGGTCGCCCCATCTCACGCGCCAGTTTCAGGGCAAAACTCAGCTCACCGTCGAACACTTTCCCGCAGAAACAGGCTCTGCGGGCCCGGCGTCCTCTGTCTGTTCAGGGGCATTATTCACCACAAACTCATACATACCAGACAACCGGTACACCACGTTTTCAGCATGAGAAATTGCCTCTGTAGGCCAGGTGGTAAGCACTTCCTGCTCAATCTGTTTAACGGCTTCATTCATGGACGGCATCTGCGTCTTCTGCGGATGGTTATGCCACAGGGACATCGCCACCAGAAACGCGCCGGTTCTGATGGCGTCTTCCACAGTAAACTTCCGGTTGCTGTCTGACTCCGCCTGTTCTGCCTGCCGTTTCATCAGGGCGAGATGCTCAATACGCTGCAGGGCTGACAGTTCAGAAAGCGTGACGGTCACGCCGTTATGTTCAAATGATTCGGTTTTCAGGAACATCGCTGACTCTCCGGATTAACTGTCGGTGACAGTGATTTCTGCAACCGCAGCAAGTTCACCATTACCGGATACAACCGGAATGTTGACCTTACCTGCAGCAACGCCTTTCACGGTGATGGTCATACCACTGACCGACACGGTGGCTTTTGTTTTATCCGCTGACACCGCACGGAAGCTCTTGTCAGTTGCGCCCTCCGGCTGGAATGCCACGGTCAGCGTGGTGCTCTGCCCTTTCACCACCGAGGAGCTGGCAGGCGTCACAGTCATACCGGTTGCCGCCGTCACCGTACTGCGATCTTCTGCCATTGACGGACGGCCCACATTGGTGACCTTCACCGTACGGGTGATCACTTCCTTCGCCGTCACCGCCTTACCGATACTGCTGACCCAGCCACGGAACACATCGACCGTGCCGTTCGGGAAGCGGATTTTATAGGCACGGGTATCACCTTCATTAAACCACGCCAGCAGCGCCTGCTGCCCCTGCTCTCCGGGCATCCACGCCAGCGTGAAGCTGGTATCTCCGGCGGATTTCTGCCCCTGCCCGGTCGCGGTCCAGTCCGCATCTTCATCATCGAGATAACTGTCGTCATAGGACTCAGCGGTCAGTTCGCCGGGCGTCAGGTCTTTAACTTTAGCCAGACGCGACCAGTCAACGTCTGAAAGCGGGTTCGCATAAGGGTCGCCGCTCCCGTTATAAACCCACAGGGTGGTCCCGGCACCTTTCACCGGTATTGCTGGATTTGGTACAGGCATATCGTCCTCACATTTCATAGGTAATGACATAAGTCAGATCGGCAGAACTCCACAGGCCCGCATCATCGTCGCGCCGGTAGTCATAGCCACTGGCCACCATACTGGTGAGCAAATCTGACAGTGCCGGGATATCGCTCATCACCGGATAAATCCGGGACTCCATCCACGAATCCAGCTCTGAATCCGGTACCTGAGCAGGCAGGAAAACTTCGATATGCAGCTCCGCCTGCCAGGTATCGCTGTCCAGCTCTTCGCCCGTGTATTCAGCGCCGGTGAGATAAACGGCAACTGCCGGAAAATCCGCCTCATCAAAAACAGCGGGGCGACCATCAAAAAACGTCGCCCCGGTGTCATGCTTCTCCAGTGCATCCAGTACGGCTGCACGGAGTTCAGTATGTTTCATCGCTTTATTACCATCCTCAGTTGATGCTGCAGCGCATAGCCCAGCTCTTTCGGAAGACGTTCACGCCGTATCCGCTCAATATTTTGTTTAAACGCCGTGGTCAGCGGCACCGCCATCGGGATTTTCACCACATCAATGGGGTAACGGTTTTTCCCGGCCACACGCTGCATGACATGCCACCGGCCATTTTTCAGTTGCTGAATAAACGCGCCGGGAATACGACGGTTACCCACCACAAGCACGCTGCCGCCACCTTTCAGGGATGAACGCTGCCCCTTTTTACGACGCCTGCGGCGCGAAAGGACAACCCGCGCATTACCCAGCTTGATTACGGGCAAATCCCCCCGGTTAACTTTGATTCTGGCCTGCGGATTTTTGACCGTGGCCCTTTTCAGCCTGGCCCTTTCCTTTACCAGTTTCCGGCGTACCTTTGTCTCACGGGCAACCTGTGACGCCGACTGCGATATCGCGGATGAAGCAACGCGGTTAATGGCCATTGCGGCGGCACCGGGCACCGCCGTTCTGCTGATACGGCTGAGGTTTTCAACGGCCTGCTCAAGACCCTGTATGGCCATACATCCCCCTTTCAGCGACGACGGCTGGCGGCAGGTGGTTGCCCCCGGTTGAGCCAGAGATAACAACTCCCTCCGTCATCCGGAGAAACACGGTCCACCCAGAACATCTCGCCGTTAATGGTCAGCGTGTCACCACGCCGTACAGCACAAACCGTATCCGTAAGCACAAATAATGACGGGTTACTTCCTTCAATACGGATCCCACTACTGGCAAAACCCAGCGACTCCGGATCGTCAAAAACGCCATGAACCTCGCCGCCACGCTGTGCACCGGAGGTGAACTGCGCACTGATGCCCATCACTTCAACAATCGTACTGTCCACCCCGGCAAGGGCGGCATCAAAGGCATTCTGAAAATCACGCATAAACAGCCATTCCACCATCAACGTGTGTTTTTGCATCTGAGGACATAATCAGAATCACCCGACCAACATCCGCAAGCTCAACGGATTCCCCCGTTTCACCATCAACGCCACAGAGATGGAGGCAGGTCAGAACTCTGATGCGCGTTAACGCGCCGGATGTTTCCTCACGAACATCATGAGCCGCGGTTTCCCGCTCCCGGATATCCATATTCATAACCTGTACATCATCGCCGGATGACTGCATTTCCTCTTCCCATTCTGCCACCCGCTGCGCTATCTCTGCGGCACTCCCGGATATATCCGGCTCACGCCCCAGAATCAGGGCCAGTTCATCAAGCCGTTTCAGATTTTGCTCTTTCGTTGCCATATCAGCCCCCTGTGAAAAAAGACACGGGGGCATTTCGCCCCCGCTCACGGATTATTTCACCTGTACCACCACAAACTCATCCGGATCCGGCAACACCATCAGCGGCGCGGACTGCGTCATGGTAAATTCACGGGCGGGATCCCCTACCGTCAGCCAGTGTTTCGGATAACGGGAAGAGGCCACCACACCTTCGGACAACGCCTGAGCATCCTGAATGGCACCGTAACAACGGATCCCATCTGCAGCAGTATTCCCCAGAACCAGCATGCCATCTGGAAGATAACGTTTTTCGATACCGTCTTCTGCTATATAAGACGTTTTCGCCACCACAATGGCCAGATCGCCGTAATACCCCTTGAAGGACACCACTGCGCCCAGATCTTTCACTGCCGTTTCGAGTTGAGAATTTGAACCGCGACGGGTATCCAGTTTTTCGCGGAACAGCTTAAAACCATTCAGAAGACGCCAGACGGTACCGTCCATAATGGCAATATTCACAAGACCGCTGGCCTGGTCGCAGTAGAGGTCAATATCATGTGTAGGATCGAACGTGTCACGATCCTGTTTTGACCACTCCTTACCACTACCCTGAGTGATGTTATTCTTCGTCGACCTGCCAAAATCGACCTCAATTTTCTCGAACTGGTCTCCTTCCATGGTGTATTTGCCATACAACACAGCATTTACCGCCTGCATTTCTTCCACCTGGACAATCGCGTGCTCTTCCTGTTTGAGGTTATCGGTAATGATACGCAGACGGCGGTAAGCCGGATCATTCAGTTGAGATGGATCTTCACCAGGAAGGCGCTCAACCGCCTGCTGGTAATTAAATTCGTGTTTCGGCTTGACGTAGCCCGGACGCAACACGCGGGTTTCACCACCACGATGACGCAGCACTTTTCCTTCAACAACCGGGGAGACATAGGCCGCCACCGGCGTTTTTCCGGTAATTTTGTCCAGCATCACCTCTTCGGTATGGAAATTCACCGTACGGCGGAAAAACAGCTCCAGAAACAGCGCACGAAATTTAACTTTTTGTTCGGTATAACCGAGTAACTGGCGGGTCGTAAACAATCCCATAAATCAGTTCCTTTCATTCAGAAATCAGTCAGGCCACCGCGGTGGCCTGATAACGTGTTACGGCAGCGCCGCGTGACTCAGGGCACTGCCAGCAAAGGCGTTGGCCTTTTTGTGTTCATCCACACTTTCAGGCCAGTGGATTGCCTCCGTCGCAAAGGTTCCCGACTTGTAATACGTCAGCGCCGTCTCTGTGCCGTCAAGCGGCAGTACCAGTATGCCAACCGCACTACCGGCTTTCTGTCCGTCCCAGACCACCAGTTTCCCGGTGGCTTCATCCAGCATCAGGGGCGTCAGTGCCGGTGTTGGCGAGGAAATCCCGCTGCTGCCTGTGGCGGTATGAGCCGGATCATTACCGGCAAAAATACGTACTTCCGCACGCTGTTCAGTGATGGTTTTCGTCACCATATTGTAAAAACCTCCTGTTGATGGTCAGCACTGGCTTCATGGCATGGCCATGAGCATTTTCACGTCCGCATCACCATCTGCTGACGTCTGTGGCACGCCACCCTGTACCGCTGCCGGTGAATGGTTCGCCATGAAATGTTCAAACATGGCGGTTGTGGATGCAGAGACCGGTTCTGCCTTACCTGATCCCGCAGCCAGCACAGCCCGGGCGCTCTCCACAGTCATTCCCGGGCAGGCAGCCAGCTGTTCAGCCTGCACCTCAGCCCCTTTTGCCTCATCCAGTGCCATGATCTGATCACGGAGTGATGGTCCGGCATCCGCCTGCGGTGAAGCAGCCAGGATCGGGCGGGCTTTTTCCACCGTCATCTCCGGCATCGCCGCCAGTGTTGCCGCCAGTTGTTCACGACCGTTCGCTTCTTCACACGCCATAATGCGATCGGCTTCACTCTGCGTGGATGCCACCGGCTGCTGCGGTGCCGCCGCGGCCAGAATCGCCCGGGCCTGTTCAACGCTCATGCCCTGTTGTCCTGCCAGCATCGTGGCAAGCTGTTCACGTCCTTTCGCTTCCTGGCATGTCAGGATCCCCATCACTCGCTGGTTCTCCTGCGCGGCGGCTTCCGTTGCAGTTAATTGCGGCATAGTGCCTCCTCTGACATTACTGTTCAGCGCCGTGGCCATCACACTGATGGCATCCGACGCATTGATTAATTCATCCGCCAGCCCGGCCTCAATGCCGGACTGACCTTCAAAAACGGCGGCCTCTGTTCCCGTGACTGCATCAACAGACAGACCGGTAAACATCGCCACTTTTTCGGCAAACATCCGGCGCGCCGCATCAATCCGCTGCTGCATGTCCTGGCGAACCTCTGCCGGCAACGCTTCAAACTGATTGCCATCCACCTTGTGCGCCCCTGAGTAAATCAGCGTGATATCCACACCGGCCTGCGCCAGATGACCGGCATAGCTGACATGGCTCATCATCACGCCAATGGAACCGATACGGGATGTCTGGGTAACCAGCCGTCGGGAGCAGGCCGACGCCAGCAGCATGGCTGCAGAACAGGCCGTGTCATTGCACAGTGCCCAGACCGGCTTCTGCTGACGGAGGCGGTAAATCATGTCAGCGCAGTCAAACGCGCCGGCGGCCTGCCCACCCGGACTGTCAATGTCCAGCAGTACGCCCCGCACCTGGCTATCCGCCATTGCCTGCTGAAGACAGGCGACAATACCGTCATAGCCTGTCATTCCGGAAAATGGCCGCATACCACCCAGCCGGTGCACCAGCGTGCCGGTCACCGGCAGTACAGCAATACCGTTCACCACCCTGTAAACACGGGCAGGTCGTTTACCTCCGGCCATGTACTCGTCCGTTTCAGCCAGCATTCCGGGAGCATCAAACTGTACCTGCTGTTGTGGTACCGAAAGACTTGCTGCCCCCATCTCGCGCCCGAGCGCGCAAAAGAAAACCCGCGCATAGGCGGGCTCCAGAAGCAGCGGTTCATTGAATGCTGCGGCAATAATGTGTGAAAGATTACGTCTCACGTGGTGTTGTCTCCTCTTCCGGCCTGCGACTCTCCGCTATCTGCTGCTGATACGCCTGCGCTATCCACACCGGACGTGAGAGTCCGGCTTTTTGCCGCTCAGCAGATTCCCTGACCTGCTGGCGGAAAATGTCCTGATAATCCTCGCCCATCAGCGCCAGCTCTTTCTCATACGTGCTCAGTCCGGCCTCAATGCGCATCACTGATTCCTGGACTTCCTTGAGCCCGTCAATGGCCATTCTTCCGGCACCAATCCACTCTGCCCGTGACCAGGCTGATCGCGCCTGATAAAAATCAAAACGTGCCCGTGGCGGACGAATAATCCCCCGAAGAAGTGCCTCTTCCAGCCAGCAGGAAAACATCTGCGTGGCCAGCCGGGCCGCAATAAATTTTCGCCGCCCCATAAAATAGCGCCACGACTCATTGGCGGAGGCGCGGGCACTTGAGTAACTGACCTTCGAGTAATCACGGGACAACTGTTCGTAGGAAACGCCAAGACCGGCGGCGATATACCGCAGCAGCGCCTGTTCAAGCGCAGAAAATCCATTGTCTGAATCCTGCGCAGTCTGTAGTTTCAGATCATCACCAGGGAAAAGGTGCGGAATTTTGACACCGCCCAGTGTCACGTTATTCGTGTCATACCAGCTGGAGAACTTCTCCAGAATATTAATAAGCGGATTATCCTTCTGCTCCTGTGGCGCGCCGGCGATATATTCAAAGGCCTTTTCGGTATCAAGTTCACTTTCAATCGTCGCTGCATACATCGCCTTCACTATGGCCGACTGAAGCTGTGTTGCCTGCAGGGAATCGAGCATCTTCAGCCGTTCCATGACGCTGTAAAACTGATTAGCCCCACGGGTCTGCCCGTCCTCCACCGGCTCGAAAATATGCAGCATGGCCGGACGCCCGGTGGGAAGTTCACGCGGGATCCGTTCCCATCGTCCACTACCAGAGAACGGAAAATCATCCTCACAGATATGGTACGCGACGGCACGGCCATATCGATCGACCTCCACACCGGCCCGCAGAAAACGGTTCCCCATACCGTGTCCAGGCGTGTCCACCCGTTTCGGACTCACGGCTTTAAAACGCGTACGGAATAACTGCGTGGTTTCCGTATCCCAGACCGGCTGCACAAAGATTTCGCCGTTAAACGCATGAACGCCCACACCTTCACGGATAAATTCCGTGAACGTGCGTTTTCCTTCCACGTCGATCTCGCCAAACATCCCTTCGGCGTATTCCGACCAGGCCGCCTCCACCTCATCGACAAAGCTTTTTGCTGCGGTCTCCCGCATCCCCAGCCAGCGCCAGTTCGGACGGTAGCTGATCAGAAACATATGCCCGACAATGTGATCCTTATGCAGAGCCACCGCATTAGCCGCTATTCCGTTATTGCGCACCAGATCATCTGCCCGGGCATTCCCCAGACGCAACGCGGGCAGCAGGGCCGCATCGGCACTCTGCGCCGGTGGCAACCACTCAGCCATTTGCCCGCCAAATCCTGCACCGCCCCCGTTGTAGCTGAGACTCTCACGAAGCGGAACGCCGTTCACATCAATCAGGACAGGCGTTCGTTTCATAACCTCACTCCCAGCGGACGACGGCGACGCCGGGTTGTCCCCAGTACCGACTCCGCATCATTGATCGCCCGGTTAAGCTCATCCAGAGAAGCCGCCGTATATTCAATTCTGCGACCATCTTTCTGGACAGACACCACCCGTTTACCGGTTAATAAATCAAGGCGCGCCTGACGCAGCGCCTGCAGTTCAGCGACTGTAACCATTCACTCCTCCGGACAGCTTCGCTGCCAGTTCTTTAAGGGTTGGCCGGGTCGTCTCTTCTTCCCGGGATTTTGCCAGTACAGCCAGATCAAGCTGCCAGCGTTGCACGGACACACGTAATGCCGCGTAGGCATACACCAGGCAGTCCAGCGCTTCGTTACGCCGCTTTTTGTTATCCCACAGCAGACGCATCTTTCCTTTTTCCCACTTCTCCACAAGCTCTTCCGCGACCAGTTGCTGCGCCTCTGTCTGCGAAAAAATCTCCGGATCATCAGGAAAACGGATGGCATACGACGTGGCTTCATCCACAGGCGTGGGATCGGCTTTCATACGGGCATAGAGAATTTCTTTTGCGGTGTCCGTCCCCACTTCACACAGATACACGCCCCGCTGATTGCGGGTTTTTGGCATGGTGATCACCGGCTTGCCATAGACAGATGCGCCTTTTATCGGCAGCACCCGGAAAACACCGTGTTTTTTTGACCTCTGATAAACGATTTCGCCATCGATCCCCCCGATGTCCCAGCAGACACGAGAAATAGTCATTTCGGTTCCGTCTGCATGGCGGTATTTTTTGTTGATCGCCGCATCCACACGTAACAGCGTCTCTTCCTCATCGGGACGCCCCATAATGATGATTTTATCCACCAGAAAGGCTTCCTCTCCCGGAGCCCATCCCCAGACATACATCTCAAAACGGTTTCGCTGCGAGTCAATGCCCGCCGTCAGATAAACCACCCGGGCAGGCACCGCCGCCGTGTAACGCACAACCTTATCCATCAGTACCTGGTGATCGAGTTTTTCGCCCACGGCCTCTTCCCAGGTCTCGCCCAGCGTGGTGTTCACAAAGGTTTTCAGGCCGTTGGGATCTTTCAGTGCATCCAGCCAGTCATAGACAATCTGTACCCATGTGGTGAACGGACTGTACGCCGTCCAGATATGGAAAGTGATGGAGCGCGGCGGCGGAATTTCATCACCCCGGGCGCTGAAAAACATCAGGCCGTCACGGGTCCACATGCCCGTGTTTTCACAGATCCACCGCCCGTTACTCTGGTCAAGCTCAGACTGATGGATCACACAGCCATGATGCTCACAAAGGTAGAAAACACTCTCTGGCTTATTCTTCTCCCACTTAAGACCGAAAGGCGAGGCATCATCGCCAAATTTCAGATACTGCTCCTCCCCACAGTGCGGACAGGGCACATAAAAACGCATGAAGTGTGCCGACTCGTTAGCGGCTTTTTCGATCTGGCAGGAGCCTTTGATTTTAGGCGTCGAGCCGCGAATGGATTTTGGCCATACAGAGCCCTCAATACGTTTATCCCCCAGCAGGGTTGGCGAACCCTCTTTTTCAACATCCGGTTCGAACGAGGAAAGCTCGTCATAACAGACCACATCCACGGATTTTTCACGGTAGTTTTTTGCTGCCGCACCACCCAGACACCAGAACCCCACACCGGAGGAAAAACGCTTCAGGGTGAGCGTATTATCGCGGTGTTTTCTTCCGAACCATGGAGCCAGCTCCAGCAATGCAGGAACATCCCTTATCGTTGGCTCAACATGAGATTTCATAAAATCTTCAGCAGCTGAGTCCGTGGGCTGAAAAAGAAGGCTGTTGCGTGATTTATGCTCAATAAAATAAGCCTCCACTCCCAGCAACATCTTTGTATAACCAACACGGGCAGATTTAATCAGGTTAACCGTGCGAATCAGATCGTTGCCCATACAGTTCATGATGCCAACCTGAAACGGCAGTGTTTCCCACCGCCCCGGGGTATAAGACGACTCTTTAGGAAGGTAATAATGTTTATTGGCCCACTGAACTGTCGTCAGTGGAACAGGAATAATGAGAGATAAAAGCCCTGTAGCTATCGCACCGGCTGCATTAGCTGCCTTCTGCGCGTCTGAAATCATCGATCCACCCGCCCACGTTTTCACCGGCCTTAGCTGCAACATTGGAGGCTTTCGCGATTTCAGTTTTCACCACATCAAGGTGTGATGGTGAAATGTCCGGATATTTACGCTGTAATGTCAACGGCACACGCACAAGTATCCCCGAAATCTCCTGTGCCACACGTTGCAGAATGAAGGTAAACAGTTCAGTTTCCAGCACTACTCCGTCTTCACGGGCATTTTTCAGTTCCTGCGCATCTGCCTGCGCTTTTGTGAGCCTGTAGCGTTCATAGTCAATGGTGCCGGGTTGTAAATCTGACTCCGCTGCCGCACGCAAATCGTCCAGTTCTTTGCGGAGCTTTTCGTTTTCGATATCAGTTTCCCTCTGCGCATACCACTGAATTGCCATGGCAGTATCAAATACAGATTCAATGCCCTTACTACCTTTGGAGGCGCAAGGGAGTCCCTGAGACTGCCAGCGTTCAATCGTCCGCGGGTCCACGTTGAAAATTTCGGCAAGCCTCTTTTTATTAACCTTCATGAAAACAACCCATTATCAAATACAAGGCCCGACATGAAAACGCCAGAAAAAGGCATTTTCGGACACTTTCATGTCGGACCTTTACGGATGAAATATTAAAAAAAACAAAAAGTTATATTCGAGAAGTACCGACACGATTTTCCCTGAAAAATTTTCATAAATAGTGAAAAACCGCGAGGTCGCCGCCCCGTAGCCTGCCGGATCACCGGAAAGGACCCGCAAAACCGAGAATAAGTATCAATACTATTTGTGATTTGAATGATGCACATCATTGAAACGCCATTCATCCATATACCAGCAGCATTCGGTGTTGCACTTCGTAACTCTGTGACTACGGTTATAAAAGCATTGGCAACTTTTGCCACCGGCAAGTCTTCAATGGATTTCCCCTGCCGGTTTTTTATTTTCGTCGATGCATAACATTGCATTTACATCAATAGCAGCTATTGTCATTAGTATGTTACATCGATGCATGGGTGGTATTGGCGGTCTTCGCCGACCGGTTCTGTGTAGCTCCCTATGACCGGTTTTTTATTTCTAAGATTACAGAAGCCCTTCACTGTATGAAGGGCTTCTGTAACTCTTCTTACTTAGTAATTTTCGCACCTTCCGGTATTTCCATGAGTTGAGAAAACCTCATACTATCCGACAATAATCATCAATATACGATAAAGACATCTGACCAGATTGCAGTATTAAAAGCACTCATGCAGACTACGCCCCTCATATCATATACAAGGGGATACTGATGGCTCAGGTTGCCATTTTTAAAGAAATATTTGATCAAGTGCGGAAAGATTTAAACTGTGACCGGTTTTACTCTGAACTAAAACGCCACAATGTCTCACATTACATTTACTATTTAGCCACAGGTAATATTCACATTGTATTTGAGAGCGATAACACGGTGTTAATAAAAGGTTTCCATGATGTTATTCATGTTAGCTTTTGCAGAGACACGCGACTTATAGAAACTTACCTTCATAAGTTGAAATCAAGAGAAATCACATTTCATGAATACAGGGTAAATCTGGCTAAAGCTGGAGTTTTCCGATGGGTTACAAATATCCACGAACACAAAAGATATTACTATACCTTTGACAACTCATTATTGTTTACCGAAAGCATCCAGAACACGACTCAAATTTTTCCACGCTAAACCATAACGTCCGGTTTGATCCGCCTCAGTAGCCGGCACTCCCACACAGGAGTTACCAGTCGGTGCTGTGGCCATAGTTAATCTGGGTATACAGTAAAGATACAGCACATCTGGCATACTTTAATAAACATTAACAATATGAGATTTCAACTCATTGTTTAGGTTTTGTTTAAATTTCCACAAATACGATGCACCAAACTTAAAAACACAACGGGAATCACACGATGAAAAAAACGCTACTCACTTTCACACTGGCGCTGCTTATCTCTGGATGTGCTCAACAGACGTTTACAGTTGAAAACAAACCTACAACAGTAACACCGAAGGAAACCATCACTCATCATTTCTTCGTTTCAGGAATTGGTCAGAAGAAAACTGTCGATGCAGCCAAAATTTGTGGTGGCGCAGATAAAGTTGTTAAAACTGAAACCCAGCAAACATTCGTAAATGGATTGCTCGGTTTTATTACTTTAGGCATTTATACTCCGCTTGAAGCTCGGGTCTATTGCTCACAATAATTACATGCGCTGCCCATCAATATGGGCAGTTTTATTTACACTGTTAACCCCTTGGTTGTTTCAGCCGCCGGGGTTTTACTTGTTATTCACTGGTATGAGTACGACATCTGGCCATTTCATTCCGGGCTTTACTGTCGCCGCGACAGATGCAACGCATCGTATCGCCGTTCAGCGTAGTGATATAAGCCTCATCCGTTTTCTCTACCTGCAAACATGAAATATTCCCGTTCCGGCAATACTCAATTTTTGCTGCCAGATGGGTATTACGCGGGTAAAACTCCATACGATACATATCCCCCCAGGACATGCACTTCCTCAACCTGACGACCATCTTCAGTTACCGTAATCTTTTTCAGTGCGTACATACGTACCTCCGTTCTTTCGTTTTTTGAACAATAAAAAAGCCACCGAAGTGACCTTTTCGATGAGTTTATAAACCAACGCGCTCTTTCATCCAGCCATAGACAAACGACTCGTTAGCCTCGCGTTTCTCTGCCAGCGCCAGATAACGCTCACCCTGCGTACAGTTCAGGGCTTTCACCAGTACCAGTTCGCCATCCCTGCCGCGATTTTTCAGATAAGAACGTAACGCATTAATGGTTCGCGGCCCGATCCCCCCGTCTGTAACTATGTCCGGATACAGCATTCCCTTCTGATTAAACACATTCAGCCAGCGCTGAAGCATTTTTGTGGCTACCGACGGCCCCATGTTTACCCCGGTATCACACAGTTCTGCAGCAATATCAGGAGACAGGTTTGCCACCTGGTCAAAACGAGGTCCATACCAATAGTCCGCCTCAAGGATTTCCAGAGCCTGCCCGCGGCTCAAATCACGCATATCACCACGGTAACCATGCGCGCGCGCCACTTTTTCAGTAATTCCCCACTTCGTCGCTCCGCCTGTATCGTCAGGATGACTGACATAACCCCCCTCTTTTCCGAGGATTTCATCAAAAATTTCATCTCTCGATTTCATATCAGCCACTCAGGAAAGCAAAAATTTTTGAAACATTACCGCGCGCACGCACTACCATGACACCAAATACCAGGTTCAGCATCACCACCAGCCAGTCTGCCGGCAACGGATGACCACAGAGATAACTTAACGGCGTTATCGCATACAACAGCATCAGACACCAGGCGCACCACGATATCAGCGGTTTGTGTCGTGACTCTTTTCTGCGGTAGAAAAAAAGCGTCAGCACGATAACCGTACATAACGCCGCATTCAGTAATCCTGGAAGATTATTTGTCATTACCACCACCTCCTCCACGCTGACGGGAGAACAGACCGGATACCAGTGATGTAATCTCCTGCTGGTGGATGAATGACAGGACTTTTACTGAGAGCACCGACACCAGGACCGCACACAACGCATCAACGGAAGCACTGTTAAACCCAATACGTTCCGCCATGTAACCGGCCACACCACGGGCCCCAAGCACACCAACAATAAAGGACACCAGAAAATGTGCAGCCACACGCCAGGCTGAAAGTGTCTGCGGCATTGTTGCCACAAATAACGCACCAGCGAACGCACCAAATACAATCCCGAAATCCGTCCCGGTAAACAGCCCGAATACCGTCGCCCCGCCGAGCGCCACAGCAGTGCCGGAACCGGATAAGGGTTCAGACATATTTATTCTCCTGTAAATAAAAAGGACCATCAGCGGCCCCGTAACTGACATTTTATTAACGTTTGAAGATATGGATATTTATCAGGGTTTACCGTTTTCTGAACCCTGGATATGTTAAGCATTCAGCCCGCCAGTGGTGGGACGCTGGCTCATCATAGAGAAAGAGGGATGGCTGATTACCTCTGATCAGGGAAATTACATGCAGTTTTTACATAAAAGAATGCATTTAAATGCAGGAGATACGGTAGTGGTTGACTGCTCTCATCAGTGCAATATTTTGCTGATGACAGATACAAACTTTAATAACTACCGCAACGCAAGAAGCTTTCATCATCACGGTGGTGGCGGTTTTTTTCAGAGATTACCGGCCCACCTTCATGTCCCGCATTCAGGTTACTGGAATATTACAATTGATTTAGGAGGCGGAAGTGCAGCTATTCGGCACTCCATTTCCGTCATCCCAGCATAGCAACTCGCCTTTAGCCTGAGTAAATGCGTCCTCAAGGACGGCAACGAGTCGCAGTTGCGTGCCGTCCTTTACACAGCGTGTGCAGCAATACCTTCAGAACTTTCATTATGCCGAGCTCATACAATTTCACCATTTTGTTCAACTACAACGCTCATAATTTTCTTACACTTTTTTAATAAACCACACCAATAACAACCATCACCGATACCTTTTGTATGCTGTTATTTTGCATTACGGTGTAACGGCAAGAGCCCCCTCCCCGCCCACCAACACACCATCAGCCAGTACCGACATCAACCGCCCAGTGAAATCCACTGCCACTACCAGAAACAACAGGATGGCAGCCAGCACAAGGCCCGCACTTTTCACAGATACTGCTCCAGTGGTAACTGAAGCGCCTGTGCAATTTTCTTGAGCTGCGCTTCTTCATCCGGACCAATGCCATCCTGATCAGCGATATCCAGACAGAGGCAAAGCACGTCAACCGCCTCAGTTGTCCCCGCCACATCAGCCAGCTCACGTAATGCATGCGCATTCGCACTACGCGGTGACGCTTCATAACGGGCGCGGATATTGGCGCTCATCTGGGCAATCTCACCAGAGAACGGTGCAAAAGCAGGAAGCGCAGCAATGGTTTTCTCCAGTACTGCGATTTCTTTTGCGTCGCAGGTGCCGTCGGCATATGCAATGGAATATGCGCCCCAGACGGTCGCCTCCACCGCATCACGGTTCTCCATCTTCTTCACTTCAGTGATGGCCTTGCGGGTTTTCTTTTTGAAAATACCTAACATCGTGACTTTTCCTTTGCGTAGACGAGCCTGCGCCAGATGGTTACCAGCCCACAGTGAAAGTCACACTGACAATCCCGTAAGCACCTCCTGAAAGGCTCTGTGTTTTTGATGTGCGCCAGGTGTGGCTCAGATACAAAAAAAGCTCGCCGTAGCGAGCTAACAGAAAATATGAAGCATGTTTTTATCCACGAAGCATGACAATGAACTCATCCATGCCTACACGGCTGGCTATCTCGTTGTATTCCTCAACAAGAGCCAGCAATTCTGAATTAGCAGCCATGAACTCATCAAAAACCTTATGGATGGCATCACTGTTTAATAAAACAATGTTCTTTCCTGAAAGGCGATCAGGGGTAGAAAATATAACTGTTAAACGACTAAAGGCCCTGGCTCGTTCAGCATTAACATCCTCAATACGCTGCAACAAGCTGGAGCACCTGGAAATATCATCAATATTCACTCTACTCCTGCCATCTGGATGATAATCATTTCACGGAGAGAAGCACTCAGAAGTACCACTGAAGTATAACTGGTGACCAGCTGCTTACACATCTGTTGCCATCCTGCTGATGATAAGTCGATATTAACCCTTCTGTCTATAAACGAAACAAAGGATAAGTTCAGGTTTTAAACACACTGCCAGGATAAAGTATTGTATACAGTATAGAAGAGCGTTATTGAATGACATAAAAAACCAGACCTAATCCCTTATCCGGAATATATATCAAATAAACGGGGAAAATGTATTAAGATGGCGTTCCTATTCTCTCCATCCCTGATGTCCACGTAACTCGTTATAGAATCAGAACGCCATCTGAATACACACAAAAAAGCTGGCTTCACACCCTCCTGCATGTGTGAACGCAGTGCCCGACCACGTGCTTTCGCAACCAGCGAAAATCAGTTTTAAATACCGAAAAACGATAAGAATATATCAGAACTTCCAAGCATCCTGCTTGGCTTAGATATTAATCGAAGATTAGCTCCTGTTCTTATCTAATTGTGCATTTCGCAATTTATCGTTCAGCACCAATATTTCACCAACTGTTTGTTCAAAACGCCCGGACTCAAGTTCAACCCCAATCGTGCGACGCCCCAATCCCATTGCTGCTTTTATTGTTGCCCCCGATCCCATAAAAAAATCCGCAACCACATCCCCCGGACGACTGCTGGCAGAAATTATCTGACGCAACATATCCGCCGGTTTTTCGCAGGGATGCTTACCCGGATAATACTGTACGGGCTTATGCGTCCAGACATCCGTATAAGGAACGGCGGCCGATACAGAAAAATAACGCCGCAGAGATTTGTATTCCTCAAGCAGACTGGCATATTGCCGGTTCAGTTCACTGTATGTGCTGACCAGCAGTTGGTGTGGCGTTGCCAGCTCCCCACGCTGGTGTTTTTCTTCTGCAACACGCGCGAACAGCGCCTGCAGTTTTCTGTAATCAGCTTCGTTCGGTAACTGCCACTGACTGGTACCAAACCAGTGCGACACCATGTTTTTCTTTCCGGTGGCTTCCGCTATCTGTTTGGACGTTATTCCCAGTGATTCACGCGCATCACGAAAGTAAAAAATCAGCGGGGCCATGACGTGTTGTTTAAGCTCGCGCTCCTTTGCCGCATAGCCGGCATTTTTTGGCTGATATGGCCCCTGATAATGTTCGGCAAACAGAATGCGCTCTGTTGCCGGGAAATACGCCCGCAGGCTTTCTTTGTTGCACCCGTTCCAGCGTCCGGACGGCTTCGCCCAGATAATGTGGTTCAGCACATTAAAGCGCTCACGCATCATGATTTCGATATCAGATGCCAGGCGATGACCACAAAACAGGTAAAGACTTCCGGCAGGCTTCAGTACCCGCCAGAACTGAGCCAGACACTGGTCCAGCCATTTCAGGTAATCATCGTCTCCCTTCCACTGGTTATCCCAGCCCTCGGGCTTCACTTTAAAATATGGCGGGTCTGTGACTATAAGATCGACAGAGTTTTCCGATAAGGTCTGGATAAATTCCAGGCAATCGGTGTTGATTAACTCACAACTGGATATTTTTACAGTATCAACCATAGATCAATAAGCACTTCTCTGATAGGCTCATACCGCTTTTGCGCAAAGCGGATGGGCCTGAGGTTTGCTTGTGACCCCGATTCATGAGCAGATGGCTGGCAGGTGCCGCTAACACCCACCAGCCGCCCATTACCACAAAGTAAAAAGCCTTCACTGCGGAAGGCGTCTGTAACAACCGAACTGATAATCTGCCAGACCCGCCATAACAAGCTGGGTCAGTATTAACTGACAGCGTTCGCGTGAAAGGTAAGTATTCTGCGCAATTTCCCCAACTGTTGCCGGTTCAGTGACGCTTAATTCATTAAACACCACTCTGGCTGTTTCTGTCATATCCTGCTGTTTTAGCATGTCTTTTTCTCTTTATTGGTTAACGTGACATACCAATAACTCTTGTCGAAGAAGCCAGCAAGCTGAAAGACCGGTATTAATAACCACCTGCACATTTTATGTACCGAACCATTTTTCTGGCATAAAAAACCTCTCAATGGCGGGCGGTAAAAATCTTTGTTACTCAAGAAATTTTAACGCACTCTGACTGTATTAATTTCAAAATCATTAATATTTCCGCTATTAAATATAACGAATTTCTTACTCCCACTCCTGTATGATTTCGATAACACCAGACGATCATCATAACGCGCAATAATGTAATACCATACATTCTCATAGTGGATCACCTGATATTCCCTCTTAAACTGTGGTTTGTACCAACCGGCAATAAGAGAGAATGCCCAGAAATAAATCATAAACCCAGCCATCATGAACTCAATTCGGTGATGGCGAATAAAAGACATTTCCGAAAAACATTTGACTGAAACAAGTCTTCTTCCAGACCTGACAAAAAGCGTGATTGTAAAGGCAGCAAGAATGCAGAAAATCAGTACATCTGGCTCAACATGCTGATGAATTACCGAAAACTCCAGAACAGGTGGAATAAAAAGCAGCAATATCGCGAGAAAAAGCCGGATAAAACTCAAATTTTGTATATTGCGCTTTTGTTTTATGCCCAAAAAGAAAACAATACCAACTCCCCATCCAATAAGGAATATAACGATAACTGTCACAGCATAAAACAAACTTCGTGCAACATCATCGACACCAGCCCCGACAACCCACCATGGAAAGCCATAGTAAAATGAAGTACCCCATCCATAGAAATAAGCGCTTCCCCATCCTAGACAGCCCATATAAGCAACAAAAAGTGAAGAGTTTCTGAGCAGAGCACTGTCATTCATAGTAACACCATTAACAACTCAAAAATATCAACACATATTACATAACAAATTGGATTCCATGCAGTCAAGGGGCGTCATTGATGGAGAAAGTATTGGCACAATCGTCATCACGTTTAATGTCTATGCCATTTTTTGGGGGGATAAAAAACCCGCTCGGTCGCGGGTTTTACTAGCTTTGCCATCACGTATAAAAACAGCAAAATATCAGATTTACACGAAATATATGCGTTTTAATCTACTTTTGCAATACTTTGCTATGAAAATGCCGCCTTTTGTTTTGAACGTGTTCTCTCCACTAACAATAAAGCTTCACTATCCAGCCGATGAAAAATGTGTTTCATTGCAACCCAGTGACCAGTAAATGTCTTGGACCAGTTTTTGGTTGTTACTCCCACCAGTAACGCCAGTTCCTGGTATTCATAACCTTCCCCACCAAAAAGCTCAGCTTTTACCGCCTGCGCCGCCAACCAGATCAACGTCTTCAGGCGCACCAGAGTTTTTCCTGCAATTTTTCTGGTACCGGATTGAGCATTAAATTCAGTCCACGCCCACTGCGTTATCGCGATCTTATACTCCCAGCAAATGCTACCGCTGTAACACCACAGCACCCACGCCTTCTGATGCTCTTCAAGAGACAGAACGGCGCGTCGCCATGATGATGTCGAAAACTCAACCGGACTGACCAGGGCAATTGATGAACCTTTCGCCAGCGATTGCTTTCCCGGGATCGGTGGATTATCCAGCGTTACTATTTTTCCAGTGACCTTATCGCGGTACCGGATTTTTTTACGTCTGTAACGCCCTGTATTGAACATGGCATTCTCCTGCCAGGCTTCAAGCTGACCTTTTGTTGCTCCACTCAAATCAGCGGTGGCGATCGTGAGCTGCTCACGCACAAACTGTAAATACTGGTTATTCATGCGCACTCCAGTTCTGTGATTTTTATCCCCAGCCGACCACCGGGAATAACCTGACCGCGCATAATATTAACTTCATCAAACTGCTCATCGTCGATAAGCAGTCCCGCATGTGTCAGTGCATCCAGTGGTGCTTTCAGAATATTGTCCAGGTCACGACGGCGCTTATCCGGCGGCTCTGCAATAATTTTTATTGCCAGCCTTCCGGACAGATTTAATTTCAGTCGCTGCTGGCGAACAATAAGCGCCACATCCCGGCGATAACGCTCCCCTGCTTTTGATACAAAATATGTGCTGCCACGACGACGCCAGTAGGTATTCACCGTCGGAGGGTAAGGCAAAACAAATTCTATCCCCATCAGTAACCTCTTTTATCCGAGTACGCCCGTTGCAAAGGCGTGATCAAGAAAACGAAAAATTAAATCAACCTGAGAACCATGCTTTTCTTCGAACGCCTGCGGATCTGCATGAAGTTCGTTGTGATGTTCCCGGCACAGCGGCAACGTAAAAATATCGTGGGCTTTTGTCCCCATTCCGCCCTGACCGTGACCAATCAGGTGATGGGGATCGTCTGCTGGCTTACAACAACATGTACACGGCTGTGTCTTTACCCAGCGCGTGTATTTCTCATTCACCCAGCGGCGACGTTTAGGCCGCTTCATGAATGATTCCGGTGACTCCGGATCAACGGCAATGCTGACCACCGTCTTTTCCTGTGGTGGGTTCTGTTGCTGGTGGGCGTGAGGCAACAGCGCAAAATTTTTTGTGCGCTGCTTCAGTATGCTGGTGGCTGTCTGTTCTCCCGGTATGATGTCACTCTCGCGGTATACTGAGTGGATTTTTTCCGCGCGTAACCCCAGAGAACGATGTAATACTGCCTCCGGTATTGCGTCCGCTACCTGATTGCAGAGCGCCCACCAGGATAATTCAGCCAGCGATAATTCCCGTTCTTGTGCACCACTTATTGCGTGACGTATGACGTCAATCATCCAGGCTGTCAGATTTTGTTGAGCAAGCTGCCCGAGTGATTCGGATGTCTGGTCGCGCAGCTGGTTGTCGCAGTGCCAGCACAACACCATTGCGCCGGTACCGTAACGATGTATGACGGTTTCACTGTGGTGATAGTCTCCATGAGGCCACTGGCAGGATTTAACATGACGCAGGAGCCAGTCAGACAGTGCGCCAGCGCCGCCAGCAGCACGAATCACACGCTCATCGCTGAAAAACGGCAGCAATGTTTTATCTTCCGCCAGCGGCTGGCGAACGGCAGGAACGACTCCGGACGGCAGACCGCGCATGTTTTTCGGTTCCTGCTCCACCAGCACCCTGCCGTTATGGAATACCTGCATGGATTCACGGCCTGGCTTAACGATAACCAGCCCAAGTTCCGGTACCAGAACAGGTCGAAGTAATACCCGCACGTTACCTCCAGATCCGTTGCTGGAATGTGCGGGACTGACGCGGTGGGCGTTCGGAATAAGGAAGCCTGACGTAGATTATCCAGTGACGATAATCGGGGCTGAGGGCTTTCTTAATCTCGTATCCGCGTCTGCGGTAGCAATGAATTAACCATTCAGCCTGTTCTTCAGTGCATGGAGAATGCTGGAACCAGTCCGATTTGAATGCGTGAAAACGCCGTCCGCACCTGCTGGCAAAGACGGCAGAATCATCAGAATTGTGTAATTTGGTATCGTGCGCCATCGGTTGTCTCTGCTGGCGCAGCAGGTGCCAGTTGTTCAGGCTGGCGTATAAAGTATAAATAAACTGGTTCCAGTGTAAAGCCCCTACATTAATGAAATAAAAATCAAACAACAGATTGCTGGGATAAAACACAACGCTTATTATTAAAAGCGATTAGATAAATTAAATTTTAATGTTATGCAAATTTGCCAGATCACCATAATATCTCGTTTGAAACCACCGAAATAACAACCATATCAATATTGATTATGTTAAAGCGAGTAAATATGGAAAACAACAAATCTGCACATTACGCTCCTTTTTTATCTGTGATACTTTTTGTTTTATGCTGTGTGTGGGCATTATTTTTATAAAAATATTTACAGATAAAATAAACCCGCCGAATCAAGTTAAGTGTGGGTGCATTGAGGATGCCTGACTCATCAGAGGTGGCGAGGGATTTCTCCCTCGCCAGGTCTCTTACTCCTCAGGTTCGTAAGCTGTGAAGACAGCGACCTCCGTTTGGCTGGTTCGGATTCGTACCTCACAGAGATCTTTCCTCGTTACCAGTGCCGTCACAATGACGGTTAAACAGATGACGATCAGGGCGATTAACATCGCCTTTTGCTGCTCCATAGCCTGCTTCTCCTAGCCTTTCGGCACGTAAGAGGCTAACCTACATTTGTGAGACATAGATTGGGCCTCAGATTAATGTTAAGCGTCTTGCAGGACGCTTAATGTTAACTGTGCTTTTCTTTATCTGCCTTTTGGTGTTCATGCCTGAGACAGATAGCCTCAATCACCCGCAGCGATTTTACTTACCCTCCCCTCTAGTTCATTCGATACTACAACTTTATTTTCTTTTCGTTGTCTATATAGTAAATAACATGTAATAAAAGTTACTCACTAACAATGGAGAGATGCATATGCCCACACTTATCGGAAAAGTGCTTCGTCGATACACAAGTGCTGTAGCAACCCATGTTGACACCCATCTTGAGCAAACGACAAAATATCGTCTTACAGTTGATGCGAACGGTAATGCCACCCTGAACATAGAAAACCCAGAAGTTCAAGCAGACATCATCAAGAAAATGAAACAATTGCGAAAACTACATAACCGTACAGACAAGGAAGTTGCTTAATGGGTCCATTGATTATAACTGTGATTCTCGTGTGTGGTTTTTGGTACACCGAGAATCACTATCAATCGAGAATTCATCACGCAAGAACAAATGGGTGGTCATCCTATTTCTACGTTGCAATGCATGGGTGTCGTTTTGTTGCTCAAGGATTTCTTTTGACGCTCGGGATCTACATGCTTTTCTGGCTACTGAACTCTATCCCACACATAATCAATATTTTCCGAGACAAACCTATAGAATGGCATTTTTTTAATTGGTTACTTGAAACCAAAGTGATGGAATTACCACTTTTTGCTGTCATCACCATCATTTTCGCTTGTTGTATTGCTTACTCTGAGGGGGTGGATGCGCGAAAAGAAATGGAGAATGAAGAAGCGCGCCAAAAGGCTTACAGGGAGATGGCATCAAAAGATTCACTAGAAAACCTATTGATCCAAGCCATTGACACAGAGATGCTGATTTTTGTAACACTAAAATCCAGAAAAGTATATATCGGGTATGTGTCAGCACCACGTGTTGAATTCCACAACAGTGCGCATCTTGAGATCATACCATTCATTAGTGGTTACAGAGATAAGGACTCACTACGCTACATAGAACAACACCGATACTATGATCTCTATCTATCCAAAGAAATCACATTTGAGTCCGAACCATTAAATTTACAACATTTTCGACACGTCATTCCTATCGAACAAATTGAAGCGATCTCGCTCTTTGATGAAAGCACGTACAGCGATTTTGAAAGATTTTCCGAGCCAATGCCTGACACAAAGCAATTACCAGTATAGTATTACCCTCCCCTCTAACGATATACTAAAAAGCCGCTACAACTGGACTGCCCCCATAAAGTTGGACAGTTCATGTTAAGCGGCTTTCAGGGCTTGACCCAACAGAAGTTAGATTGTAAGTATCCCGCTTAAACGGACCATCTGGTCTTTGTTCCACGGTGACGTGCTCATACCTCCTGAAATGTGGGAGATTTGAGTATGGTTGTCCCTTATGAGCGAAATTTGCACGAAGCGGATAAGTTACCGGAGCTGAAGGTCCGCTGTGAGCGAAGAGCGGACCTGAGATTGTGGTATGCTAATTTATGGGGATCAGGTCAATTGTATTAGTTATCTTTTTGCTTTTCTTTATCCCATTTCTTTGCAGTGGTCTGATACCACTCTTCACGCACTCGTTGTTCCTCGGCTCTGTCACTTGAATTATAGTTGTCCGTTTTAATTTTTTTGCTTCCATGGGAAATCGGCCTCCAGTCTTCTCTAATCTTTTTCACCTGCTCGGCTATCTGTGTCATTGGACTCCTTGCACCTAAGTAGCTAACCCCCTCGAAAGAAGCCATATCATAAGAATACTCATTCCGCTCTCTTTCAGTTGAGCCCGGCTGTTTAGACCAACTAATACTAACAGAATAAACTTGATCTTTAATCTGTTCATACTTACAAAGACTGCTGTTGAGCGAATGGCCGTTTTTTAATACGCTAACCTTGCTAAATGGTATACCTATATTTTTTCTATGTTCAGCATTTACCAGTGGGGGATTAAATCCGATTTCAATATCATAGGCTGGGGCATTTCCGGTATTAGCAATATTGATATCAAAATAAAAAGCAGCCCAAGAATTTGGTTCAAGAGTCACAACGACGTGAGGTTGAACTGATGCGTCAACCATCCTTTTTGTCTCGTCTGCTAATAGCCTTGTTACTCTCCACAAGAAAAATGTAGCAACTGCTGTTAGCAATGCTGCCAAAGCGGAGATAAGTGTGCTTACAGTGTTTATATGCTCTGCGATAAATTCGATCATGAGTTGTCCTTGGGGGCGTACTAATTGTTTTCAAGACTAAAATAGCGCCGGGCTTGAAAAATTGCACACTTATGGTTCGATTTACCTCAACAGTTAAGGCTTCAGCTTCCCCCATGCACCTCACCCAGCTCAAGACTGTATGATGTCTGACAAAGAACTTACTGACACTTGAAAACGAGGTAGCGTCTAGGATTTCTCGTAGGGGAAGGATTGAATACGAAGCCTGTATATTGCTCCGCGAACGCTGCTGAGAGCAGTTTAAATGTTGGGCGTTTATGTGGCCTTTCACTCACCAGCATGAGTTCAATGCCTGTGAATTACCGACAACAATATAAAGGGGGTGGCATCATCATATATCCAAGGTAGAGTCAAATCCTTTAACTGGTTTTATGATCAGCGTCAATTGTTTAATTATTGAACGTTTACGAAGCGGCACGGGAGTCATATAACTAATGGGCAGGTATAAGCCTGTATCACGAGGAATCAGTAAAATGGCTGATGATAAGACCAAAATCGGTACCCCTGACAATGATTTAATAAGTATCAAACAGGATTACGAAAGACGTGATTGGGCTGAAAAGTTTGGAGTTAGCGAGGCCAAACTTGTTCAAGCCGTACAGGCTGTAGGTCATTCGGCTAAGAAAGTACAGGCATGGCTTAAAGACCATTAATATATGAGCGCCTTTCTAGGCGCTTTTTTCTCTGTCCTTTTGGAGATGATTTATGGCTAATAATTTATTTATTACTTATGACCTCATTAAAACGAAAGATTATGCGGCTGTGTATGATGCAATTAAATCTTTAGGAAATTGGGCTTTAACAACTGAATCGAACTGGTATGTTAACTGTAGTTACTCTGCCGAGGATGCAGCCAAAATTGTGAGGGCGGTCATGGATAGTGATGATAAACTTATTGTTGTAGACGCAACCAATAACTTAGTTTATTGGTACAATCTCTCTGATGAAGTTAGTAACCAAATTCAGACTGAGTGGTACAAGTAATTAAAGGGGGATACCCCCCTTTAATTCAGAAACTATCATGATTGAAACATTAAATATACTGGGTTTATTCTATCATCCCTGCTCTCTTGCTATATGTCCTGAAAGCGTTCTTTTAAACCTTCTGCTCAGTATGTCCGGTAATGGCACAAAGCGGACAACCACGCTAGCTCTACCCTATGCCATGAAAATGCCAATTCACATATTAATTAATGCTCTTAAATATCATCACTACAATAAATACCGAACATCTCCCTGATAAAACGACAATATGCGCTTCATAACTTCGCTTTTACGGCACTCACTACAAATTATATTATGACGCCTGTCGTAACGACGTATTTCTCCGTCTGGTAATGACCAAATAAGGTCTGGATCAACCACAACTGGTTTCTTCACCTTTGCCCTCGATAGTTTTTTGCGGGCGTTTTGCCAGTCTTTACGTGCCTGCTCAGACGGGAATAACCCGTAGCCAGAGTTGTATACGTCACCATTCGCAACCAACTCCCTGGCAAGAACACTTATCTGATATCTTGTCGCCCCCGTTTTAGTTTCCAGTTGTCGTAACGTCTCGCGCCCACTCTGGCGTACGAGATCAACGATCTGCCCTTTAATTTTTTCCCGCTCTTCCTGTGTAAATACTTTTGCCATAAGCCCTCCCCAGGAATCACTTTTCCGACACAATACGACTGGAGGAATCGACAATCTGTCGGACAATATCCTGGTGCTTGTTCAGCTCCCGCAGTGCGGCGCAGACTCGCTCCCACTTCTGGACATGACTTTTCGCCCGGCGCAGTTCGCGGTTTGCCATATGCAGCGATGGTAAAATCAGGCCATTGGCTCGCGTTTCAGTGAACGATGGCAACGACTGCACAATGTCCCCCACAGTATCTGTTTTAATTTCTTCCTGTGTTGCCGCTTCCTGTACTGGTAACGTAACAACGGCTGGCTGAGAAAAGGCTTTACCAGGTGTTTTCTCTACCGATACAACTTTCGGCTCTGCTGGTAAATTTTCCCCGGTTTCTTTTACCCGCATCCACTTACACCCCTTCCCCTGTCCCAGCTTAATCACCATGCCATCGCGGCAAAGCTTTTCCATCGCAGAAACCAGCGACCTGACGCAATCAGCACGCCCCACAGCAATTGCAATCTCAGCGGTGGTCATTGCCCCACCATGAGCAAGTGTGGACAGGATGTCGCAGCGATTCAGTGGCTCACGCTCTTTTCTGCTGACCACCGGACGGGATTTTCTTTCCACTTTACACACCGTTACTTTTTTTTCTTTCACGCCCGTTTGTCGTTCTGAAACAGACCAGTAACCATTAACCGACACAACTTCTCCCAGCTCTTCGTACTCCCTCAGCATTTTAATCGCCTCTGCAGGTTCAATGCCCAAACTGGCAGCAAGCTCGGTGCACGTCACCTTTTGCATCGCTTTTAACGTATCAATCAACGTTTCCATCAAAATTTCTCCCGTTAAAAATTATTTACCAATCTCAAACAAAACTTATCCCCTGAACCCTGGTGGAATTTCGGTGTCCGGTTCAGAAATGTGATTCACACAACGCTGTACAGGCGAACGCCCCAGACGGATAACCAGCTCATCCCATTTATCGCGAAGTTTTGACGGACTCATGATGTTTTTTACCCAGAATGGATCCCGCTGTACCCGACCAAACATTTCGCAGATTTGTCTGTGAGTTCTGCCATCCAGCATCCGCATTATGCGCACGTCATTGGCCCATGCTGTCCAGTTGGGTTCTTTCGGTCGGGTGATCTCGCCATCATCGCTGGCGGCCTGTTCGTAAAGACTCACGATTCGCCCCCAGATCCACTGTGCGCATGCCAAATCCTCCTGATTTCCCCACTGACGTTTTTTTGCACTAAACACAATCGCATCAGGATGTCGGGTTAAAAAGTCCTGTTCAGCCGTCTGCGGGTCCGGTTGCGAAGCTTCCGGACGAAAAGATCTTTTATCTGACGGATCAGGTTTTAATACTGACGGATCGGGGCCAACCATCGCCCCCATAACCGGCTGTTTTTTACCAACGGTTGATCCATCAAAATTTGACGGGTCAATCGTTGAGGGGGCAATATTTGACTGGTCAACTGTTAACGGGTCATTTTTTGCCGGGCTAATTTTTCTTTTCGGTTTATATGCCTCACGCGCCGCCTCAGCTGCTGCTTCGAGTTTTTCCACATTAAGGCGGTAGATATTGCTTTCATTACGCCCACCGACCTTACGCTCCTCCTTCGTCAGCCAGCCGTTCTTTTCCAGTTCCGCTATCGCCGCTTTAACCGTTGATTCACTCTTTGCCCCAATCTGACGACGAATGGTCTCCACTGCAGGCCATGACACACCTTCGTCATTGCTGTAGTCTGCAAGGCGAGCCATTACTGCCACCCTGGATAAGATCATGCCGGTGAAGGCGCACCCTTCCCAGACAAGACCATGAAGCTTGCTGCTCATAAAAAACCCCGAACACCGTGCTATTAGTGCATCACCACAGCATTTCCTGCCGGGCCACCACGATTCATCTGATTGAAACCGGCGATTGCCACTGCGACAAAATCATCAGCGTCTCTCACCAGTCGTTCCCGCGTCTCCACCAACTCCCGAAAATAGACTGAACTGTGGCTGCGCATCCGGGCCACCAGCAGAGGTGGCATTGCTTTTTCGATCGCTGGTAACAACGCCTGAATTTTTTCAACCGCATCAGTGGTGTCTTTCTCCACCCAGCGGAAAATTTTCTGGGTATTACGAGCCAGGGCTTCTGGATGGCTGTCGTCGTACAGTTCCGGGGACGTCATTCCCAGTTCGAAATAAGCCCTGGTTATCTTGGCCGCCGGAACTTTTTCACCATCCGGACGCGCCCAGGCATTCATAGCCATGCGGATGTGTTCATGCTTGATTTTCATGAATCATTCTTTCCTTCGTTCAAGGTGTTATCCTTCTTTTTGTAAAGTTCTGGGTTCAAAGATAATTTTCCCTTGGAGTATGCGGCAGCTTCCGCGGCCCTCCCCTTGGGAACTATTTCACCAGGACGTTTGCGCCACATGTATATAGCTTCACGGGTTATCCCATAAAAATCGGCAACTCTCTGAACAGAGCCAAAAAACTGGACAAGTTCATCAACTCGCATTTCACCCTCCTAAAACTAAGTATTTTTAGATTAAAGGATAATTTTTTTTAGGTCAATGCAATCTAAAATAATTTATATTCAATTCACGGGAGATGATGATGGAAAGCCTTGGCATTAGGCTTAAGAGACTCAGAAAAGACAAGGGACTGACCCAAGTCGAACTGGGCAAGCTTTCTGGCGTAACAGGGGTAACTATAGGGTACTGGGAGAAAGACCTAAACGAACCCGGTAGCAAAGCTCTTAGTAAATTAGCCCAAGCACTAGGAACTACTGAGTCCTATCTCCTATATGGAGTATCGTCTACTGAACCTACCCTTGTGCAGAACAATTCAGGCACCCAAATCCCCTATCTTTCATGGGGGGAAGCAATTTCTTTCCTAATTTTAGAAGGAGAGAAAACTATGGGAAATGCCGACAGAATCACCACATTCTTTGACGTCAAGGAGGGGGATTTTGCCGTTTCAATGCCTGATGACACTATGCACAACCCATCAGGGTCGCCAAGCATTCCGGTTGGTGCCACAGTGATCATGAGGCCTAGAGAAAAATATAAAAATGGTAGTATCGTCGCTGTAATAGTCCCAGATCCGCTTACAAACGAACCATCTATGACTATAAAAAAATTAGTCATCGACGGAAAACTCGTGTATTTAAGCCCCCTCAATCCTCGCTATCAATCGTCCTTACTGACACCTGAATGTAAAATTGTTGCTGTAGCAAAAGGTGTGCAGTTCAGCCTATAGCTTCCACTTTGTTTTTCAATCAGAGGTCGGCTTTGTCGACCTTTTTTTAAATATATCTAGATCACACTTGACTATAAAACTAAATAGATTTAGTTTTATAGTATACCACCCCACCCCGCCCCACAGAACGCAGGGCAATACTTCGAGTTACCAGGCAGTGGTCTGGGGTTAAGTAGCCAGCCCGAGGCGTAAGAACATGACGGCAGGGTTCAACTTTAACTATGCAGCAGGTTTTTGTTCCGCCACCCCGGCGTTAAGGGGAAATGAGGTCAGCATGGATACTATCGATCTTGGCAACAGCGAATCTCTGGTATGTGGCGTGTTCCCCAACCAGGACGGTACGTTCACCGCGATGACATATACCAAAAGCAAAACGTTTAAAACCGAATCTGGCGCGCGTCGCTGGCTGGAAAGAAATTCAGGTGAGTGATATGGATTTCGACGCAATCATGGAAAAGGCTTACGAAGAATACTTCGAAGGCCTTGCCGAAGGCGAAGAAGCTCTCAGCTTCAGCGAATTTAAACAGGCGCTTTCCAGTTCGGCAAAAGCTAACAACTGAGAAGTTTATGATGGAATTGAGAGTTTGTTTCAAACTCTCAATAAACCAGAGGCAGGTAAGGAGCGTTAAATTATTGCTTGAGAGCAATAAGATCACTCAATCTCACCGCTATAGGCATTCCATCTGAGCATGAGTGCACGCCAGAAAATATCGTTTATGTGCAAAACACAGTATGGATTTTCGTCGGGAAGGAGTTGCCCTTCCATGGGGAGCAAAATATTAGCAGATACCAGTTTTTTTATATCAGAATTATTGCGTACAGCATGGATCACAGGATAGTTCCTCGATAATGCCGTAATAAGAATTTTTTTCTGACCCGCAGTCAAGGAATCGATAACTGCATTGATATGACTGATTATTTTTTGTTCTCTTGTATTGTTCCGGTGACTTCGCCAGATCTTACGAAGAAATAAAGCTAAACGTTGGAGATTTATAGCCAGCACAAAAGAAAAGGCAAAAACGAATACCGGGTAAATATAAGGAATGCTGATTTTGTCTTGAACATACTCCGGTACAGAATCAGGCATAAAGAGCAATATCAAAACAAAGATAATAAGCATATACATAAGGCGCTCTAAGGGTTCGTTACTGAATAACTTGCTCAACAAGCCGAATACATCAGGCATATTAATAACTCTCTACTGTAAGGGTATTAAAATGTTATCACAGACTCTCGCTGTAGGGGTATAGCCGAGACCACCGAGCCTGAAGTGGTAAAAAGACAGGCACACAACACGAAAGCGCACGGCGAGGCTGTTAGTTCATAAATGGTCTGTCGTTAAATTTACGTCGACCGTGCGCTTCCGGTTGTGGCACTCCGCGAAATGGCGCGGCGGTAAGTATGGCGGGGTTATTCCTTCCCCCGTTGAGGACACCGGGTTGTCAGGTTGACCATACGCTTAAGTGACAACCCCGCTGCAACGCCCTCTGTTATCATTTTTCTGGTGACGTTTGGCGGTATCAGTTTTACTCCGTGACTGCTCTGCCGCCCTTTTTAAAGTGAATTTTGTGATGTGGTGAATGCGGCTGAGCGCACGCGGAACAGTTAAAACCAAAAACAGTGAAATGGGTGGATTCTCTGTATCCGGCGTTAATTGTTAACTGGTTAACGTCACCTGGAGGCACCAGGCACCGCATCAACAAAGTTCATTTGTAAAAATGGAGATAATTATGATTGCTCATCACTTCGGAACTGATGAGATTCCTCGTCAGTGCGTGACTCCCGGTGATTATGTTATTCATAAAGGAAGAACATATATTGCTTCGGTAAACAACATTAAAAAACAACGGCTCTATATTCGTGATTTTTCCACACAACACTGTATTAAGGAAACCATGATTAAAGTCTTCCTTGGTCGTGATGGTTTACCTGTAAAAGCAGAGTCATGGTGAGCAGTAATAAAATAACTGCCACAATACGACATTCAGCTTAATGAATACATCAGATTTGATTCTTATATGCCAGCAATGGCAGGGATTTGTTCACCCTTAAATCTGTAATGAGGTTAAAACAAAATGAGTAAAGTCTTTATTTGCGCCGCCATTCCTGACGAACAGGCAATTACGGAAGAAGGTGCAGTTGCTGTAGCCACTGCCATCGAAGCTGGTGACGAACGCCGCGCCCGTGCCAAATTTACCTGGCAATTCCTGGAGCAATATCCGGCTGCTCAGGACTGTGCTTATAAATTTCTTGTCTGCGAGGATAAACCCGGCATGGCCCGCCCTGCCCTTGGTTCCTGGGATACCGAATATATGCAGGAAAACCGCTGGGATGAGGGATCGTCTTCCTTTGTCCCGGTCGAACCAGAGCCGAATACAGAAATTGTTAACTTTAATCAGTTATCCGACGACAAACAGGCCGCTGTTCTCGTTAAGTTTGGCGCACATGAAAACGTCACCGTGGATATGGTCATCAACGCAAGCGGGCTTCTTGGCGATGACGACATGATGACCTTTGACGGACACCTCGCAGAGGCAATTATCCGGACTAAAGAAATTAACGCCATGTATCCGGAACGTCAGATTGAATACATCAACGATGCCAGACGTGATTTAAAACCAACCGCCAAATGGCCCGACGTTCAGGCATATTTTCTCGACCGTAAAAAACGCCAGGAAAAGGAGCGCAAAGAAGGTGGTGCATATACTTCTGTTGTTGATCTCGCCCGCGCCAGCGTCAACCGGCAGAACACTGAAAACTCAGTAGCAAAAATCAACCCTGTCACTACTGCCATTCGTCGCGAATACAAGCAGACATGGAAAACACTGGATGATGAACTGGCCTACGCTCTGTGGCCTGGTGACATTGATGCCGGAAACATTGACGGCAGCATCCATCGCTGGGCAAAAAATGAAGTTATCGACAACGACCGCGAAGACTGGAAGCGTATCTCGGCATCAATGCGCAAACAACCTGATGCCCTTCGCTACGACCGCCAGACTATTTTTGGCCTTGTCCGTGAACGTCCGATCGACATTCACAAAGACCCTGTGGCACTGAACAAATACATTACTGAATACCTGACTACAAAGGGCGTGTTTGAAGATGAAGGAAGAAATCAGAGCGCAACTGATACTCTCTCGTCGCCAGTACCAGAAACTGATGCAGTGGAAACGGCAATTCCGGACAACGAAAAAACCGAATGCAAAGTGGAAGTCGAACCATCTGTAGAGCGTGAGGGGCCGTTCTACTTCCTCTTCACCGACAAGGATGGCGAAAAATACGGTCGCGCAAACAAACTTTCTGGTCTGGATAAGGCACTGGCTGCCGGGGCTACTGAAATCACGAAAGAAGAATATTTCGCCCGCAAAAACGGTACATACTCAGGTTCACAACAAAATACTGGTGCATCTGATACGACCGCACAACCAGGGCCGGTAAAAGTTACCGCTGACGAAGTAAACAAAATTATGCAGGCAGCCAATATCAGCCAGCCTGACGCCGATGAACTGCTTGCAGTATCACGCGGTGAATTTGTTGCAGGGATTAGCGATCCGAATGATCCGAAATGGGTAAAGGGGATTGAAACCCGCGATTCTGTGAACCAGAACCAGCAAGAAACGGAACAGAACGATCAGAAAGCGGAACAAAACAGCCCAAATACGCAACAAAACGAGCCAGAAACGAAACAACCTGAACCAGTAGTGCAACAGGAACCGAAAAAGATCTGCACCGCCTGCGGTCAGAGCGGTGGCGGCAACTGCCATGATTGTGGTGCGCTGATGGGCGACGCAACATACCAGGAAACATTCGATGACAAGAACCAGGTTGAAGTTCAGGAAGACGATTCGGAGAAAATGGAAGGCGCTGAACATCCACACAAGGGGAATGCTGGCAGCGCTCAGGACCACGCCAGCGATAGTGAAACTGGCGAGAGGGCAGATCCCTTAATTACGGTGAACGGTCATCACGTTATCACATCCACCAGCAGGACGTGTGACCATCTAATGATCGACCTTGAAACCATGGGAAAAAATCCTGATGCCCCGATCATCTCAATAGGTGCAATATTTTTCGATCCGCAAACCGGAGATATGGGACCGGAATTTAGTAAGACTATCGATCTGGAAACTGCTGGCGGAGTCATTGATCGGGACACCATTAAATGGTGGCTTAAGCAATCACGCGAAGCGCAATCTGCCATTATGACCGATGAAATCCCGTTAGATGATGCACTGTTACAATTGCGGGAATTTATCGACGAAAACTCCGGTGAATTTTTTGTTCAGGTTTGGGGAAATGGAGCCAACTTCGACAACACGATTTTGCGCCGTTCATACGAACGGCAGGGGATCCCCTGCCCGTGGCGTTACTACAACGATCGCGATGTACGCACAATCGTTGAGCTGGGGAAAGCCATAGACTTCGATGCCAGAACGGCTATTCCATTCGAAGGTGAGCGCCATAATGCACTTGATGACGCCCGTTACCAGGCAAAATACGTTTCAGTTATCTGGCAAAAACTTATCCCGAGTCAGGCTGATTCTTAATGTTCAACTGTCGCCGGTTGTGACTGGTATTCTGCAACCGGCGCTCGTCTGATGTAAGAGATAAAGAAATCGATGAGCGAAGTAATCATGATTGTCTCTCCCGGCAAATGGGTATCCGAAGAACAGTTAATTGCGCTGAAAGGAATAAAAAAAGGTACGTTAAAAAAGGCCCGGGAAAAATCGTTTATGGAAGGAAGGGAATATAAGCATGTCGCTCATGACGGTATGCCATGGGATAACAGTCCATGCTTTTACAACCTGGAAGAAATTGATCGCTGGATTGAGCGCCAGGCATCAGCGAGACCAAGACGTCATCTTACTTGACTAAAAGCCACACTAACTAATGAGAGAAGTTGAAATGAAATATCCGACAGGCGTGGAAAACCATGGAGGGAAATTACGTATCTGGTTTGTTTATAAAGGCGTAAGAGTCAGGGAAAATCTGGGGGTTCCTGACACAGCAAAAAACAGGCGCGTTGCAGGTGAACTACGCTCCTCTGTTTGTTACGCAATAAAAACTGGTGTTTTCGACTATGCAAAACAGTTTCCCTCCTCACGCAATCTGGAAAAATTTGGTGAGGCCCGACAAGATTTAACCATAAAAGAACTGGCTGAAAAATTTCTGGCACTGAAAGAAACTGAAGTCGCCAAAGCATCACTCAACACATACCGTGCCGTCATCAAAAATATCCTGAGCATAATCGGTGAAAAAAATCTTGCCTCATCGATTAATAAAGAAAAATTACTGGAGGTTCGTAAAGAGCTACTGACTGGATACCAGATCCCCAAAAGTAACTATATTGTTACACAACCAGGGAGATCGGCTGTAACTGTAAATAATTACATGACAAATCTTAACGCCGTGTTCCAGTTTGGTGTTGATAACGGTTACCTGGCAGATAATCCGTTTAAGGGGATCTCGCCATTAAAGGAATCAAGAACCATTCCTGATCCTCTTTCACGGGAGGAATTTATCCGTCTTATCGACGCCTGCAGAAATCAGCAGGCCAAAAATTTATGGTGTGTTTCTGTTTATACAGGCATTCGCCCTGGTGAACTGTGTGCGCTTGGGTGGGAGGACATAGATCTGAAAAATGGAACAATGATGATCAGGAGAAATTTAGCAAAAGATCGTTTTACGGTACCGAAAACACAGGCTGGTACCAATCGGGTAATTCACCTTATCAAGCCTGCAATCGACGCTCTCAGGAGTCAGATGACACTAACGAGGCTGAGCAAAGAACATATTATTGACGTTCACCTCAGAGAGTTCGGCAGAACAGAAAAACAAAAATGCACCTTTGTTTTTCAACCTGAAGTGTCAGCGAGAGTAAAAAATTATGGTGACCATTTTACCGTTGACTCAATAAGGCAGATGTGGGACGCAGCGATAAAGCGCGCTGGCCTCCGCCACCGCAAATCATATCAGTCGAGACATACTTATGCCTGCTGGTCGTTGACAGCCGGTGCCAACCCGGCATTCATAGCAAACCAGATGGGACATGCAGATGCGCAAATGGTGTTTCAGGTATACGGGAAATGGATGTCTGAAAACAATAATGCACAGGTAGCCCTGTTAAATACACAGCTAAGCGAGTTTGCCCCAACCATGCCCCAAAACGAGGTGGTGAAAAATTAA